GAACTGGACAGTCGCTCATCCCTCACTGGCTCATCAACCGGCTCTATTTTTAGCCCCAGGGCGAACACCCTGTTGGCGCTGTAGAGTAAGTCGTATTTCGTAGTATCGGGGCCGTACAGGTGAAATATGCCCGTTTTCCGGATTACGGTCATTGTGAGCAACGCCTCGGTGACCAGGTCCACGGTGAGACCGTTCCATTTGACTCCGCGATATCCCGGGACGGTTCCTTGCTGCTGCATCAGCCAGGACAGCAGGCCCCGCTGTCCCAGGCCGACGAAACTGGTCCGGATAATCAGATCCCCACGCTCTCCCATGGCCTTGGATTCGCCATAGTCGTCGATGGGGCATGGCTTGTCGGTTTCGGTGTATGGTTTGCTACCGTCGAATACGCAGTTAGTCGATACCTGCGTCATAAAAATGCCGAACTCCTGGCAGAGATCGTACATCATTCGAGGGGCGAGCCCGTTGACATCATAGTAAGTGCGCTTGGGCAGATCCCGGCCGCGCACAATGCCGGCGCAGTTGATCAGGACGTTTGGCCGCAGCTCCTCGAGCGCCGACCGAACCTCATTTTCGCTGGTTACCGACAGCTTTGCATGATCCATCGCCAGGACCTGGCATCCTCTTTCCGCTGCTCGTCTTACCACCCACTGCCCCAACATTCCGCCGGCGCCGGTTACCATGATTTTCATTGGCCCGCTTTCTGTATGGCCTCCAGCATCCACCGGAGGTCGAGTTGTATATCAGGCTGGCCACTGCTGTAACCAGCCGGGATTTCTGATTCGATTGCTGCCTTGGGATGATACAGCTCCATCACCTTGATGTCGCCCAGCTTCACCGGATACCACCGGGCACACTTGGCCTCGATATCGGTGAGCAGATCCTCGTGGGTTTTCTCGCCCAGGCGCCGGCCGATATCCTGGACCGTGTAATCCAGGATGTCCTCGTTGACGGCAATGGTCCGGACCAGGTCCGCCATGCCCATGGATCCAAGCCTGGGGATCAGGACCGTCCCGCCCCGGTCGTTCATCATGGCCATAAACACAAGCCGAACGGCCTGGTCGATGTCCAGCCAGAACCGGGTCATGTGCGGATCCGTCAGCGTCACGGTCCGGTTCTTTCGGAGCTGCTCCTGGAATATCGGCACCACGGATCCGGTGGAGCTGATGACGTTACCGTACCGGACCAGCTTGAACCGGGTGTTGGTGTAGGTGTCGTACTCCTGGAAAAGCCGCTCCATCATCCACTTGGTGGATCCATAGACGTTGACCGGCTGACCGGCCTTGTCGGTGGAGATCCCGATCACCTGTCCCACCCGGTTGCTGATCGCGGCCTCTGCAACGTTACAGGACCCTATAATATTAATTCTGGTGCATTCGATGGAGTTGGTCTCTGCCTGGGGAACGTACTTGAAAGCAGCCGCGTGGATCACTGTGTCGGCGCCGGCCATGGCTGCGGTGAGCCGGTCGATGTCCTTGATGTCGCCGATGATGAATCGGCAGTTGGGGAATTCCTGGGCTACCTTGGAGTGTTTGCCGTGATCACGGCTGAAAATGGTAAAAGAAAGATCTGGGTACTCTGACCGTGCATAACGCAGGATGCCGCGTCCCAGAAACCCGGCACCACCGGTCACAAAGATATTATGCATAAAGCAGGCTCCTATTTATAGAAAAGGGGGAGGGGAGATCCCTCCCCCTTTTGTTCAGGTGTCTACCTACCTAACTAACCGCCTACTGTCTCGGGTCGTTCCAGTCGCTGTAATAGCTAGGCCCCTCTCTGCTGGTCTTGCCTCCATTAGCAAAGTACGGATCACTCGGGAACGGCTCTCTGAAATGCTGGAGCGGCTCGTACTTCACATTCTGGATCCGGCCCGCCAGGAATGGCGTCAGCAAGATGAGCCTGGGCTCGATCTTTGCCATCCACTGGGCGCACCAGTTGGTGGGTGGCTTGGTATGCCACAGGAACCGGCCACCGTCAGTCCAGAAGTATGGGCCGAGCTTGCCGTCCTGGACCGCCTGCATCGCGCCCTCGGAGTAATCCAGGTACTCGAAGTAGGTCGTCTGCAGTCCGCCGCGTACCGACATCGGTATGAAATAGATATCGCTGGCGAACTGGCCGGCTGCGATCTCATCGCTGTCGGCATCGGTCTCCTCGGTGATGCCGTTGTCCTCGATGATCGGGACTTTCTCGCCGTCGATCAGGAGGTACTTGCCGTTTCTCATGGCATCCCGCATAGCGATAGCATCGCCGGTATCGAACGTCGGCTCTGCGTCGATGTTCGGGCCGTCGATGACGCTGCAGCGGTAGCTCATGTAGCGGCACGGCCACACGTCGGTCAGCTCATAGAACAGGTCCGGTCGCATGGTGATCACCCATTTCACCGGCAGGTAACCCATGTGGGTCGCGTTGTACTTGAGATACCGGTACATCATGGTGACGACCTGGACGATATCCGGATCCGCGCCGTCAACCATTCCATAGTTGAAATCCTTGATATCACTGTTCAGGCTCGGGCACTCCACGCCGGTTATGGCGTCGATTTTGTTGGTGCCGATCAGGATATCCAGGCCCGGGAACTCCTTATAGCCGCCACCGGCGCTGTTGTTTGCCGGGTTGCCGGAGTAGACCTGGGGGCAGAGCAGGTTCTGGAAACTGACGCCTACCTCAACCATCGCCATCAGGACCTCACGGACCAGGTTGGGGGTCCCAGGGATGTTCATGTTGAGCAGGCCGCCCATGTTCTGCAACAGGGGATCATTGACCAGGCGCAGATCCAGGAACTCTCCACGGTTTGTCCTCTGGCCCACGCGGTTGACCTCGATCTCCTTGGTGTTGCGGCAATACCTGCCGAACTGAGCTGTCTGGAAACAGCTCTTGGTCGGGCCTGCAACCTGACACTCATCACACACACCGTCCGGGTTGTCCCCGGTGTCCGCCTGGAAACCGCTCAGATATGGGAACAGCGGGTTGGTGTTGATGGTGCCCTTGGCCAGTAGTGCGCCAGCCAGGCCCATGGGCGCGACCCTGGTGGACAACAGATCTCTCTCGAGACCAGCCTGTCCAAAAATTCCGCCAGGACCGTGCATATAATTAGTGGTAGGTGTACCACTGGGTGCCGTGTGCTTATAACCGAGCTCCTTGGCCTGCTCGGTCTCAATTCGCTGTGCGATCTGCACAGCCATCTCCAATAATTTCGGATCCATAGTATCTTACCTCGTTTTATAGATTTTTTTCGACCGTTTTTCGACCTATGCGGTTTCTACCGGAGGCTCCTCCGGCTTAGCCTGGGCCGCCTGCGGCCCCAGCGGAGACTGGGCGATCGCATCGCTAAACCAGGACGTATCCGGCTTTGCTTTGTCGGTCTCCTCTTTCTCCTCAGCGCTCACCTCGTTGTCCTTGGCTGCGCTGGGCACATAGGCGCTCTTTTCTTTGGCTGCCTCCAGGGCATCGGCGATTTTCGCATCATCATCCTTTTCCAGCTTCTCCAGTCGCTCGATGATTTCCGGGAGTTTTTCAGCCATGGTTTTTACGGCCTTGGTAGTATCCTCATCCAGCTGATAGACCTTATTCTCGACCTCCACCTTTGCCTCAGCTGGAGCGGTCTCTTTCTCTGCCGGCTCCTCGGCAGCGGCGGCATCGCCATTCTCTTTGTATGCGACGCCCTGGTCCTTGAGCTCTTTCTCGAGCTCTGCCCAGTTGCCCTCGGCGGCAGCTACGCGCTCCGCACCGAAGTATTTTTCCAGGAATGATCTCTTATCGGCTCTCATCTCTTTTACCTCCTGAGAGATTGTTTCAAAACTTGTCCACATATTCGCCGCCCGTTCAAACGGCAGCGGAGATACCTCGAACATTCGATATCTCTGGTAAACACCGTCGACAAGATCCTTGCCGCGGTAGTGGTAACCGTGAGACACGGCTATTTCATCGGACTCGGCCATTTTCTCGGCGACATCCTCAAACCCCTCATCTATCGTACCGCTCATCACCAGGAAACCATGCGTGTATTCCGCAAAGTCACACTGGCCCCATTTCAGGGGCTCGTGCCAGGCCCAGAGATCGGGGTAATTGCCCGTCTCGTCCAGGTAGTTGACGAATTCCTTGTGGGCATCCTCGGAGAATATCTCGCCCTCGCGGTCCCTGAACTGGTTGCTGACGGTGGAGATCCAGCGCCAGTTTCCGGCCACATCCTTGAGAACCTTAAACGATGCGAACTCCTTGATCTTGTCCAGGCGAGCCATCAGGTTCTGACGCTGTGCCTCGGTGGGCTTGGCCTTGGAGATCGCGCTGCGGATCCGGCTGACCGCCTTACTTTTCTCGTCAGGTGACAGCTGGACTTTCTCGCCCCGGAATCCGGACGGCTGCATGGCCGTAATTGCCCGGGCTACCTGGGCCACCGTGAAGTTGCCGGATTTTTCCTCGGCCAGCCTGAGTTTCCAGCTCGAGGGTTTGTCCGGATCCGGGACAGAAGCATAATCGGATGCCTTGAATTCTGCGCCATCCTCGGTCTTGGTCACAGCCTTGAATGCTTTGCCACTCATGATAGCTTTGAGCCTGCTGCCAAAGCCGGCAGCAATCCTCTGCAGCAGTCCGGGTTTGTCCTGCTCCTCGGGATCATCCATAACGTTATTCATGAGTATTTTCGTCTCGTAATGAGCCTGCTGGACGGCTCCTTGCTGCTCTGCAGCCTCTGTATATTTTTGCATATCCTCCCATGTCTTAGCGCCACCTGCAGGGCTTACCGTATCCATGGCGGTCGCCAGTGATTGGACTGAGTTCGATGGGGGAGCCACAACAACCGGCCTGGTCCCCCCCAAGTAGGCGGGTCCGGTACCATCCAGCATTACCTTTTGCCCGCTTTTCTTTTCCTGTGTTCTGGTATCTGATTCCTGCTCGATCTGATATTTCTTGGCGATCTTGAGGATATCTTCAACAATATTGTCCGCCATTTCAGCCTCCTTAATTGCTCCGTTGGCGAATTTGAAAGCTACACTCTCGCAATGTTGCACACTTCCTGGCCCTCCACCCGTACTGCCACTCCTGCAATTAGCGAAAGATTTGTTGAAAATGTTAACCCACTGAGCCCTTTTGGGATCAGGGAGCTTTTTCACGTGGTCTGGTAGTTTTGGATCGTTTTTGCCTGTATACGGCATTGCAACCTCTTTACAAGTTATCTTAGCAAAACCTATTAACCTATTATCAATTATTCCGGGGGGTGGTAGCAGGGGCGGGAGTCGAACCCGCGACCTCGGGCTTATGGGGCCCGTGAGCTGCCACTGCTCTACCCTGCAACGTTCGTTTTATCCCCTCATCCAGGCCGATCCTGGGGCGCCAGCCCTCCTCAGCTGCATGTATGCAGTCCAGGGAAACGTGGGCCACCTCCTGGATCGCCGGGATATGCTCGCGTTTCGGCTTTACGCCGAGGACCCGGGCTACGGTGTGCAGAACATCGATGACCGAGTAATTGATGCCCCTGCCGATGTTGTAGATCCCGCGCTGCCAGTCGATAGCCCTGATGTTGGCGTCGACCACATCATCGATATACACATAATCCCTGGTGTGCTTGCCGTCGCCGCGGATCATGGCCGGCCGGCCGGTCCGGAGCTGCTCCGCAAAGATCGATATGACCCCCGACTCGCCATGTGGATCCTGGCCCGGGCCGTAGACGTTAGCGTAGCGCAATATGCACCAATCGAGATCTCTGACCGATCTGATATACAGCTCGGCCGCGTATTTCGATATGGAATAAGGAGACGAGGATGGGTTGGGTGTATCATCCTCCAAGAATGGCCGGAAAACCGGGCCAGAATCCTCGTACATCGGGAATTGTGATCCGTAAAGCGTACCACCGGAGGAGCTGTATATCAGCTTGGATCCGCGGACCCTGCAGGCATTGGCCACCACCACGGTCCCGATGTAATTGGTATGGGCATCTATGATCGGCTGCCGCAGTGACTGGGATACTGATGACTGTGCCGCGAAATGATAAACCACGTCCGGATCCGCGTGGTGGAACATGTCCATGACCGCTATCGGATCCGTGACATCCTGGGCTTTCCGCTCCTTGATGTCCATGCCTACCACCTGGTGGCCCTCCTCCAGGAGCCGGCGCACCGTCGCAGCTCCAATAAATCCGGCAGATCCGGTAACCAGGACTTTCATATCACACCACCCTGCTGATATTTTTTTGTACGCTTTTGGGCATCTCTCGCTCCAGGAAATCAACCAGGTCCTCGATGTTTGTCCAGCGGCGCCGTTTCATCTCACGGCTCTGCTGCTTTCCCTGGACCCATTTGTTATAAGGGGCCACGTTCGAGTTGGATCCGATGATCCCCTCGATCCGGCCGCCACCGGAGCGCATCTCGTGCGACCAGGATCTGCCCTCGGTGCCGGTCCTGCGATATCCGGAGACAGTCGGTTTCTGTGCCGGGTACCGGGCAATGAACCGGTGGCCATCAGCTGCCAGGTCCCGGATGGCAGATCCGACGGCGCCAAAGAATCGAGCCTCGTCCAGGATCTTGCGGCTCGGCTTGACCAGTTGCAACTCGACCTCGAGGGTCACAGCGACTCCTCCGATCGTTTGACGCTCTCCTCCCACAATTCGGCGCCTTTGCCCTCAAACGGATTCAGGTCCGCATCGGCGATCAGGTCATCGATGATCCAGGATCCGTCCTCCTGGGGGTTCGGCGGAATGTCTTTTGGTTTCAAATCGGGCATTACATTTTCTCCCTCTTATACGGTATATCGTGTCGTTTACAGAATGATGTCAGGCCCTGGTGGGACCATTCCTGGGTTGCTTTGTCTGTGGTCATCTTGCCGTTGGCTATAGCAGTCTGATATTTCTTTCTGAGGCCGTTCAGCGTGCTGTTGTAAGATATGCCGACAGTCTGCAGCTGCGACAGGCTGTAATTCCAGTATTTGTCCGGGATGACCATGGTGTACCGGTACTTGGAGCTGACGACGACCATATCCTTGACCCGGTTATACATGGCGAACCGGACATCGGCCAGAGAAAAGGAACCGCTACCGGGATGGTTGTGGATCAGCATGGCGCCGGGCCGGTTCCGCAGGTACTCACACATATTCGCCGGCCAGGTCACCTGATGTTTCCCCCCGTCGCGGCGGAATACGATATCTCCGAACTCGTTGACGATGCAGCCGTGCTCCTTGCCATCCTTTTTGAACTTGGTCATCAGCTCTTTTTCGGCTGCCCTGACTTTCTGCTTGACGGTCTTGGGCGCCAGGGCCTGCTTGGCTGATGCCGGTTTCCCGGGCGGCCGCTTGACCAGAGGCTTCATACGCTTGTCGGTCTTGCCCATGGCTCGCAGGTTTTTACCCACAGGGAGCCGCATGCAGCGGCAGTTGACGTGAGTATCGCCCGGCGGCCTGGGGCCCTGGTTGATGGGAAACTGGACCTTGTTTAGAGGACTGCAGATCGGGCACACCAGGTCGTCACCGACGGTCATCCATTCCTGGTACTGGATCCCGGCGCTGTCCTGGGCGATCCGGTTGCCGGTGTCAAAGATCCTAGTCGTCTCGGTGACGGCGATCCGCTCAGCCCGGACCCGGCCGAATGTCGGCTCCAGGGACTTGATCAGATCCGGGAGGCCCCTTTTGCCGAGGCCCTGGGACTGCCAGCGGACCATGGCGTTTCGCAGCTCTTTCCTGGTGGTGGCAGAGACCGATTCCCACCAGGCATCGGTATAAATCTTGGTAGTATCGAGAACCTGTCTGTTGACCAGGCTCATGTTGATGTTGAGCCCGATCAGGGTGTTCGACAGGGCGGCATCGAGGGAGGCATTCTTGTATGCTTGACCGGCAGGCTTTGTCATCTTGAGCCGGTAATCCTGCCACCAGTTGGGATCGTCAAGGGCCTCCTCGGGTGTTTTCCGGCCCAGCTCCTTGACGTTCTTTTGGATGATCTTTTTAAGATCCTTAAATGATGCGGCCTGGGCTTTGTCGATCTCCTCGGCCAGCCAGGACTCCCAGGTTATGGTCAGATCCTCTTGAAAGGAGGGACGCTGATCGTCCCTCACCTCCTCCGCCTTGATCTCTTTCACCGGTTCGTCCTGGTGCCCGGTGGTGTCGGGTGTGACATCCG